GTGAGTGATCGCTAACATGGCTCAAGAAGATAAAGCTCCCATCGGTTGACCGACAGCGTATCTAATAGGATCTCCATCAAGGACATATGACCGATTGACCAACAAACGACCCCAAGAATCTGCAAACTGTTTCCCAAAAAAGGAAGTCAGAATAGCAACCTGGAGTCTCAATGGTAACCGATCAGTTGCCGCAGATAAATCATATCCAAAGGACTTCCCCGCGATTTTTGCTTTATTCATGCACCTTTTCACGGATGCACTTTGATCGAAGGTACCATCATTTGGTATCAATTTAAGGATAGAAAATAAGAAATCATGTTATGGTTTTAATACTGATTGAGTTCAGATATCCACCATCGCAAAGACTCTTACCTTCCCTGCAGCTTCTTCCTTGATTTGGAGTTGACCTAACTTATGAGTAGGATCAACATTCTTCTTATGATGCCGATTTATAAGAGAATCAAAATGCTTCTTTCGCTCACCTCCCTCACTATTCGCTTTCGCTCCTAGCTGGGATATAAGTTCAATAAGCGTTAGTTCCCTCTTCATCGTTCACTTAGCTATTATCTTCAGGTCCTCATATAAGGGACTCTGAGAAATAAAATAAGCATCAGTGATTAGCCCTGTTCAGGAGCTAGCACAAGAAGGTGAAGCCTTTTCAATAAATAGCAAGTCTTTCGCAGTTAAGGGCTTCTTCTGGAATTGTCCTAACACTCTTCTAGACATAGAGAGCATATTACAGACCTCATCCAGATAAGAAGCACTTCCTGAGTAGGAATCCGTTATCGTGTTTACCTTTATAACTCCAGGAATCTTTATTACTCTGTAAAGAGAAAAGATAGTTAATCATCATCTGATAACAGATGGTGACCCTGATATAATGGCTCGACGATCCGACAATGAAATTATTTTGGGAAGTTTACTTCTCGAAAGTCGGGGGAACGGAAAGGTAGGATTAAGCTCCCTTAAAGAGCTTATCTCATCTTTTGCTATGCACTTCTGTACGGCTAACTGGCAAACTTTCAAGTAGTTCACAGCATAAACAGGACCATGTCGCTTAGAAATGAGCAATATGTACTTGTGGAAATTGTGTAGCTGCCGAAAGCGATTAGCGAACTTCACTCCATTAATGAACACACTGGCAATTAAATAATTACCAAGGTTCTTAACAAGTGCTGGAAACTCAAATGGGTTTCCTAGACTAATCATGCTATCCACCTTAATCCCATCCTTAAAGACATGTTTGAAAGAAACAAATTTAGTTTTTTTCATTATAAACAGTTTAGAGGATGCAACATCTCAT